GGCTTGTGGCGTGAGCTTCTGGACTTCGACCCCGACTTGCTTGGTGTTCTTCTCGACGAGCTTGAGGGTGGAGTTGGCCTTCGCCATCCCCGTGTCAAATTGTGCTGTGTCAGCGGTCAGCATCGCCCGCAGGACGCCGACGACGGCGTTATTGGCCGACGCCATCAGTGCACGACCTTCAGCGGGATCTGGTAACGCTCACTCAGGAAATGCAACATCTGTCGTTGTGCCTCACGCGACGTCCGCCGTGGTCCGTCACGCTGCTCAAACATCGTCTTGAGGTCCGTCAGTTTACCGACCTGTGCTTGTGCGCTCAGTGCCGCCACGGTCCACGCGAGCGCGAGATCGCGGTTCTGTTCGTCCTTCCACCTCTGCTCCGCCGCTTCGCTTTCCCGGTAGTATTCCCGCGGCGTCATGCGCCAAAACTGTTCCTGGCTCAGACCGATCCGACGAGCTCCGACGATGAGGGCTCGCCAGTTCCAACCTGAGCCTCCTGAGGGCGCGTCTCGCTCTGTGCCCCCTCCGGCTGTGGTGGTTGATTGAGTTCGATGGAACGATTCACCCAATCCGACACGACACCGATCCCACCAGCACGCTCGATCCATCGGCTCGCGTCCTTGAGCGTCTTGATCTCGGCCGCGTGTTCGTCTTGCAATAAACACCACACGACGGCACGCATCCCAGAGAACATGCCCTGTCGCATAACAGTCTCGATGTCCGTGCCCGGGTGTCCGAGGCCGGCCATCAACGCTTCAAATTCCGCGACGGCATCGAAGGCCGGGCGCAAGGTGTAAGGCTTGCCCCCGACCACGACGCCGACGTCGCCCTTTTCCTGATTCGCCATGGTTCACCTAGGGCAAGGTATACGCCGACAGCGGGGTCACTTCGGCCGTGAAGTCGCACTTCACGTCCACGCCGAGCGCCCCGATCTGATACTTCGTCACCACGCCCCGAAACGCCAGAATGATGCCGGGAGGCGAACCAGCCCCGTCGCCCGCGGCGCCAGCCGGGAACTCGATCTCGAAATCGACTTCGGTGACATCGCGCCACAACGACACGAGCGACCGATCCGGATCGAACCCGTCCCCGCCCGCGACCGTGTGCGAGCCGTGCCCCGGCCGGTAGTTGCCGCGCAACGCAAACGCCCCGGAGTCGCGCAAGGTCGCCAGCTTTTCCCGATGCCGATCCGGGCTCCGGAGGTGGGTCTTTTCGAGCACGCCGGTCGTCATGTCTCCGGGCGTGATGAGATCGATGTCGGCGACGGCCACAAAGGTCTGTGGGGAGTCGCCCTGCCCGATCCGCAGTTCCGAGCCATATCCGATGAACGCATCACCGGGGTAAAAAGTGCCAGTCACATCAGCCATTGCTCTCTCCTGTTAGTTGTCGCACGTCGTTACCCCAGTGGGCTCCAATGGAACAGAAAGTCCGTCCGCACCCGGTCGAGTCGCATCTCCTCCGGGAAGTGCTCAAGATCTCCTGCGTGGAAGAGTTCGACATTGTGGACGGTAATCATCAGGGGGCCGTCCTCAAGTAATCCGCTCCAGCCGAACAGTCCGGACGCCGTCGGCCCCAGTCCGTCCCCGATCACCGCCATTGCCAACTCCTGCGCCGTGCCGAGCGGATCGTCACCGGAGGTTTCCGCGGAGCAACAATCCACCTGGAACCGATACCGCGCCGGATAGTCAGGCCCCCGCAAGTGCTGATCGTGCGGGGTCGAGATGCGCTGCACGCGGATATACGGCGTGGTCGGCTGCTGTGGCGCCTTCAACGCATACAACCGATCGCCGACCAGCATCGTGACCGCGCTCACGGCTTCGAGCCGATCGATGACATAGGCTTCGGTCACGCGGCCCTGCCGGTCACACTGCGACCTCCGAACGACTGCGGGAGGGCCTTGCGGATCGCCGCCCACAGGGACGCGAGCACGACGTTGAGGCTCGTCTGCTTCTGCGCATCGAAGGCCGGCCGCATGAACGGCTGCGCCGCGTGGTGGATGGTCCCGTATTCCTGAAAGTAACCGTAGAAGTGATCGGACGGCTGCAAGGCGGGTCCAACTTCCACGACTGGCCCCGCCCCGAAGACGTCCTCTTCCGCCGCACTGAACCCGGCCGTCTTCAACTTCCGCTTCGACTGCACCCCGATCACGATGTTGTCGGCCAGGTGCGGCCCGCTCGACTGCGAGTCTCTCGGCGCCAGCGCCGCCGCGTGGGCGCGCATCGGTTCCGCCCCGGCGATCAGCGCGTTCCGTTGCACAGTCACCCCGACCGCCTCCGGGAGTTCGCGCAACCGCTTCATCAAGTCCGCCGAACCCTGCAGCGTGACGGACACTCTCATGTGAGCAACCCGCCCGCGAGGGTCATCACTTCCACGCCCCGCTTGCGCCCGAGTTCCTGCGCCGCGACGATGTCGTGGATCCGGCCGCCCACGACGAGTCGTCGCGTCTTCCGCACATCGACCAGGTCCGGATCCCATTCGGCCGAATACGGCAACGCCCACTTCGTGTCGTAGGGCGCCGACACCTGATCGGCGACGAACCGCTCGCGCCCGCCCATGTCCATCTTCGACGCCCAGACGGATTGCAATGCGTCCCACGTCTCCACCGGTCGCCGCGACGCGCCGACGCTCTCTGTCAAGGCCTGCACCGTAATCCACCGATCGCGCGCGCCGTTGGCCGTCATGCGATCACGCGATCCTTCAACATCCCGAGCGTCCCGTCGAGGCCGAGAATCGTCTCGAGACCCGGCGTCTTCTCATCGTCGCCACGGTAGCGGTAGAGCCACGCTAACACCTGGAGCACAAGACTTTGCGCCCGTGCGAAGTCCGGATCGGATTCGGGGTCCGTGTCGACGTCCCACTCCCCCGGCCGCTCCATGCGCCAGACCACAATCGCGGAGGCCTGCTCCACCTTGAGCAACAGATCGGCGTCTTCTTCAGGCGGCGATCCAGCCCCCACGTCCAGCACGCCGTTTTGCTTCAGGTGCGCCACGGCTTGCGCGTAGGTAATCAGGGCCATGCTTGCGCTCCAATGAACTCGGCATCCTTCCGAATCCCGACACGGTGCAGACTGCTCTGCACGCCCAAGTGCTTCACGAAGAATGGCCGCGACACGAGCCCGGTCGTCATCGACGGCCGATCCTGCAGCGCCCAGTAGCCGAGCAGTTTGTCGAACCCGTCATGGGGCCGATCCTGAAACGGGGCGCCTTTCGGTCGCCAGTTCAGCGGGTGGGCCTTGGCCCAGGCCGCGAACCGTCGCGCGTCCGCCGCCCGCATGGCGACGGCTTGCGAGCCTCGCATTTCACGCAGGGGTGCCGTCGCGAGGTGCGCGCTGACCGGCTTGAGCGTGTCAAACGCGAAGAACCGATAGATCGAGACGTCCGGATGGTGATACGTGCCGAGCCATCGCGCCATGCTCTCAATCGGATCCGGACACCATTCGAGGTCGTCTTCGCTCATCACGATCCAGTCGGCGTGAATCTCATCCAGGATCGAAACCTGCCGGATGGCGTTCTCGTTCGGACGCTGACGCACCGGAGGCGGATAGACGAGCCCGGTCTGATACGGCCCCCCGTCACGCGCCATCCACCCGATGTCCGGGTCCGTCGGAAAGACGTGGATGTCCGTCCCTGACACGCCGCCGCCGCGCAGACTGTCGACGGTCGACCGGAGGTAGTTCTTCTTCGGGGAGCGGTCGGCCGTGCGGATGGTCAGGACGAGACTCACGCGGCCCTCCAGAACACCATGGCATTCGACCCATACCACGGCGTGCGCGGCGAACAGCGCAGCCACCGACGGCGCAGCTCCGACGACACCGCCTCCGCATACGTCAACCCATGCACCCGGAACAAGCCGCGCCAGAACGACGGCTCCGCGCAATGCACATGCCCCGGCCCGCGCTGCCCCGGTCCCGCCGCGGTAAATAGAATCCGGCCGAGCGGATCCATGTGCCGCACGAGCGTGTCGACGAGCGTCTCGGCATACTCCGCATCCAGATGTTCCGCGACTTCCCAACAGATGACCCAATCGAAGCGCCGCTTCAGGTCCACCGGCTCGCGGAGGTCCGCCCGCACGAGCACGTCGATGCCGTCCGGCACCGCCAAGTCGATGCCCATCGCTGCGATTTCATGCGCCAGCGCCCACCCGACATGCACGCCTTCGGCGCAGCCGACGTCCAGGAGGCTCGCGGGCGTCCCGAGCACCTCACAGGCCGTTTCCAGGCACCGGAGCGAATGCGGATGCGTCCACCGTCGCGCGACGTGGTAGGACGACCCAGGCGTGTAAAGGTCAGGCCGCGACATGCCGACTCCCACCCCCGATGAGTGCCACAGAGAACGGCGCCCGCAACGTCGTGGCGATCTGGTCGATGACTTGCCGGTGGTCCTTCCGGAAGTTCGGCCGCGCATAGAACGTCTGCGCCCGCACCCCGACGAACGGCGCCAGATAGGCGAAGCCGCCATACGTCCCGACGTAGCCCTTGGCCCGGGCAATGACGGCCGTCTGCGTCTCCAGGTTTGTTACGGGGTCCATCGCCACACGATGCACGCGCGGATGTGGCGCGACGTCAAACTCCCCGTGGTCGTCATACTGCGTCCCGCTGTGCAGGAGCACCACATCGGATGACGCGGTCATCGCCCGCACGATGTCATTCACCATCTGCGTGTGCACGGAGTTCTTCGAGCACGCCATCGAGTTGTAGAACTTCGCCGCGACATACGACGTCGGCAAGTCGAGCCCATGCGGAGGCACCGCGAACCGCTTCGGCACGGTCATGTGCCTGTAGAGGTGCGGGAGTTTGCGCCGCCAGAACGGCCGGAAGAGCGCATACATCAGCGACGGGTGCAGGAGTCGAGTGTCAGACAGTCCCGCCGCTTTCTCGACATGCCGCACAATGTCGCGATCGAAGGTCGAGACGATGTGCTGCTTGGTGGACGGTCGCCCGTGCCGCACACCGCTACACGCCGCCTGCTCGGCCATGCGCTTGTCGTTCTTCTGCCGATAGCGATCGGGCGGATAGAACTGGAACACGTCGACATAGTTGGGACTGATGTCGGCATACCAGGAGCGGCACCCCCCGCGCGAGACAATCCACAGATCCTCGCGGTGGAGATGCCCGTGCGCGACCGCCCACCGAAGGAACGGAATCCAGTAGAGCAGCTCGAAGCCCACTTCGCTCAGCCACGGACCCACAATGATCGGGCCGCGCGTGCGTCCGAGCGCTGCTACCGCGTCGCGGGTGTCCTGCACGAGCTGGAGTTCTGGCGTCATGGATACGCCGCCCACTTCCGGTGCTCCGGGTCCGGCCGCTTGCGCTTGATCGGGCGATTCACAGCAGATGGCTTGATCGATGGCTGGAGGCCCTTACGCACAAAGATGAGATTCGAGCGCGTCCAGCTGACGAGTTCGTAGCCCTTTTCAAGTCCCACGCGGGTCAGGGCCAGCGCACTCGCGCCATAGAAGTTCGTGCCGTCCCACCGCCGGTCAGGGTCGTAGGGCACCGTCCGTGACTTCGAGGCGGACCACTTCGGGTTGTATTCAATGATGACGACACGCGGCCAATACGCCAGCGCCTTCCACACCCACAGGTCGTTGCCGTCGATGTCAATCGAGAGCAAGTCAAACTCTTTCGGGATGCCCGCGCTGCGAAACACCTGATTGACGTTCTCCGCGGTGATGTCCGCTTGCCGCACGATGGCATCCAAGGGTTCCACGTCGAAGAGATGCACCCGCCAGCCGCGCGCGCGGAAGTAGGCGGTGTTCGACTTGCGGAACCCATCGGCCGCGCCAAACTCCACCGCGATCTTGTTCGTGGTGCCAATGGCGCGGAAGATGCGCGCCGCCGCCCGGTCCTCTTTCGATTGCGCGTGCCACTTGCTCATGGGCGGAATCCCCAGTTACCGGCAGAGATTCCGTAGGGCTGCTTGGGTCCGATATACCAACTTGGAGGCAGAATCGTCACCTTGATTCCGCGCTCGCGCGCAATCGTCATCCATACGAGCACGCCGCAATGATCGATCATGTGCTTGTGCTCAAACTTGGTCCCGTGACCGTGCAGCACAATGTGCTCGTAGCCCTCCAGGATCGAGTGCGCGAGCATCACATCGACTTGACATGTGTAGAACTTGGGATGCACGTCAAACGCAGCAAGGATCCGCTCTTTGTTAAAGAGCACACCAGCGGGAATCGTTGGATCCAATTCGGTCAGATACAGCGGCCTGTAGCCTGGCTTACCAGGCCCTGGCAGGCCCTGATACCACCGATAGGTCTTCGGCCGGTTCCGCTTGATCCCGGCATACCCAGGCACAGGATCGAATGGGTGTAAATCCCACCAGGCATGCCACGAATCGATGGTGCCGTATTTCGGAGCCCACCTCTGGTTTGAATGAGTTGTTCCCCACAACTCAGCGCCCGGATAGCGAGTGAGCGGATCCTCGCGCGACGTGCGTTTCCCTAAAAAAATGACCGTCTTCACGCCGCCACCGCCTCCAGGATCGACCCCGACAACGTCGCCCCGTAGTGCGCACGGAGCGCCTTGAGCGCCCGCCGATCAGCGGCGACGTGATTGCGCCACCAGTTCGCCGGCCGCTCTTTCGGGAGGTAGTGGTATCCAGGGGTGAAGGAGAAGCCGACCATCCGCACCGGCACGGCCCCGCAGTAGAGCGCAATCGCCGTCGCGAGAATCCCCGACGAGCACGGCTCTGTCTCCTTGCGTCCAACCAGCGACTTCGCCGGACGATCACACGTCTCCGTCTCCAGCCAGTGTTTCGTGGGCTTGTCGAGGACCGACCACGTCTGATACGTGACGCCGAGCTGCGCCAAGGCCGCGAGGGTATCCTGCTCGCTGGCCTCTTTCGGGCCGCGCAATAACAGCACATGCCCGACCGTCTTACCCTTGGCCTGCTGGAGCATGGTCCGGTGCAACGGCTTGATCCGTGCGGTGCCGGGTTTGTCGACGGCCCGACTCGCCACGACCCAAAGATCGACCGGGCTCGCTACGCTGGAGATACCGCCATTGACCGCAATGACCGTCTCGCGCTCCCGCACATCAGCCGCGGCCGAACCCTTGAGCGGCGCCGAGCCCACCACGACACACGCGCGGCCTTCGAGCAGCGGGCGCACGCGCTCCACCTGGGACCGATCCACGACCGTCGCCAAGGGGAGGCTCATGCCGCCCCCTCTGCTATACTAGGCTCGCTCAGGCCGGGGTGATGTTGTCCCGGTCGGTTCCCCTCCCGTGGGAGAGGTAACATCACCTCGCTAGGACCAGCTACATGCTGGACAAGCCGAACCACGGGGGGGTCCAAACCTATCGCCTGTTCCAACTCCACGCGCGGGAAGGCCTTGAGCGCCGTCTTCCGGCTGCAGTTCAGCACCTCGACGCCAGCCGTCTTGAGCGGCTCCACCAGCGTCTCGAAGCGCTGCAGGCACATGGAGAACGGTGGCCCGCTATTGTTCGGATGCCGCCCGAAGAAGTGCCCGCCTTGCATGTCCACGCCGAGCAAGAGCACCCGCGAGGCCCCGAGGTGGACTGCCACGTTAATCGACTGATAGGCCCCGTTGAGGCCGAGCGCCACGCGCCCAGGGTCCAGGGTCAAGCCGGTCTGCGGCCCACGGCGAAGCACCTGCACGTCTGGGTAGC